TGTAATTCAAAATCTGTGAGGAAATCCCCTTTCTTTTTAATCTCTCCATTGGTCATAATTGCTAAATAGTCATTCACAGTACTAAAGATAATCTTGGAATAGTCTGTTCTCTCCAACTCATATTGAGTTTCTTTACACCACCATGCATTGATTTCATGCATCAAAGGAATAAGTGCTTTTTCAATCTTAATAGTTACACCATCTGTATTAGCAGAGATCACATGTATGCCATTGGTTTCATATTTCTCAATAAGCATCATTAGACTAAGCTCACCAGTAATTGTGGTGAACATAGTTAACTGCCTATCATATATCCAATTCTGCATATCAGATGACTTACCGTATACAGAGTTAACTGCAAGTTTAAGTGCTCCAACAATTCCTTTAATCTTCTTATCCTTCTTTGCAAGAGGTTTAAGCTCCAATCTTTTATCAAACATCTGTTTGTATCCCCGAAGGAATTCCTTACCTAAATGGGCAGGAAACTTACCATTGTTGATAATGATGGCAGGATAATAACTAGACACATCCCAATCGATTATCTCATAGTCTTCATCAGCCTCAAACACTTTAGGTTTGTTCTCTGTATGAAGACCACCTTTCATAAAAGAATATACATTTCCATGGAAATCTATATGCTCTTTGAAATCATCTTGCAGACCAAGCTGCATTTTATTAATCTTCTTTAAGAAGTCTTTTAGTTGTGGAGTTTCAAATGTTACATACTTTGCAATGCAATTTTTTACATCAATACTCTTTCTGAAATATCCTTTCTTTGGGAGTTCTCTATAATCAATTCCTTTCTCTGAACAATAATACTTCTTAATCATTTCATCCCCTATCTTAGAGTCTGAATAGTTCATACAAGGGATACCAAATTCAGCTTCAATATCTTGTCTCAGCTCTATTTGATTATTCCCTTTATACAGTGGATGATCTGTATCACCCATAGTTATCTTGTAGAATTCATAAGTTGCATCTACATCATTATAACAATAGTCAATGGTCATCTCCACTTCTTCTTTTGTCATATTAGTTTTGGTATGATGTATAGGCATTTCTTCTATATTCTCAAGATCCATCTCAAACTCTAGTCTTTTAAGACTCACCATTCGATTTTTATTATCGTAGTGATGTATCTTAAACAAATCTAATTGTTTTAATGATAACTCATATTCTCTGTATTCTGGGAACACATCATAATTAGCATCATGTATAACATCTGCAGCCTTCTGTGCTATTCTTGCACATATTTCTAGATTACTTAGCTCATGCCACTTATCGTAGTTTCTCAAGATCCATTCAACAACTTGACTGTCAAAGCGTAGATTATTATATCCTACCCAATAAGCATCAGCATGTTCTTCTGTATATCTAACGAATTTATCTAATTGATTCTTCCATTTAGACACTTGAAAGCTCTTACCAGCTTTACCAGGCACCATACATACAACTAAGAATAGTTCTTGCATAGTCTCAATATCGTAACATATAATTCGTTCTTTCATGTTCTTGTTGTTTTTTTGTGATCTTTCCAATCTAACCAAAATCCTATTCCTACAATAATATTCATACCAAATGATGCTAGGATTTCATAGATGTCTTCATACACATTAGTAGTTAGGTGAATATGTCCTACCATCCAGAAAGGAATAGCGAGA